GTCGCACGGGCTAACGCCCCGCCCTCCGTGCCTGCCAGCACGGACGGCGCGTCGCAAGACGGAACCGCCATCTCCAGGCGAAGACGTAGGCATTTGCCACGTGAAGAGCAGCGCAGGCGCGCTGCCCAAAGGGTCTCTGCTGAGGCGGGGGTGCGCTTCGGTTCATTCCCGCAGGGACACTTTGATGGGTTGTTCGCAGACCCGGGTGAGGATGCGTCCGACGGGGGTAGCATCGCGTACGTGGAAGAGGAGCCACGTGACGCGGTGGTTCCGCCGGATGGGGCTTTGAAGTTTGTCAGCCCCCCTCCCGAACTTGTGAAGCCGGTTGACGGACCGGGGGCAACCGCAAGCCCGAATCCGCCACCCACGGAGGCAAAGGTGCCTCAGGAAGCGCCCTTGGATGGGGATCCACCAGCGGAGGAGTCGACGCCTCCGGATCTGGTGGACTCCCGTTCTTGGGATTGCGACCTTGGGTTCACGCGCGTTGTTGCCATCGCCCTTGCACTCTCCAGCTTGGGCTTCATGGGGGTATTCCACAGCTTTACCCGTGGCTTTGTTGGGTTCCGTGTGCCGACGTTCTCGCCCTACGGGGATGTCACGTTGGCGTGCGAGCCGCAGCTGGTCGCGGATTGGGCCCCCTGGTTGCAATACGTGTGGGGATCCAGTGTGGAGCCTGCAGGGAGGAGCCTGATCGCTCGAGCCGGTCGTGCGCTGACCGGGAGCGTCGCATGGGAGGAGTGTGTTCCAACGGTGTCGCTGGCCTCAACGGGCTGGTGTCCCCTGGGACTGGCCGAGGCCCTCGGGGCCACCGCTTGCCTCGCCGACGTACCCTTGCTTTACGGCTTGGGACGTTGGATGGGCGCACTCCACCTGTACGCGCCCGCCACTGCCCAGACGCCTATCCTCATCGGGTGGGAAGTTCTAGCGTGGCCCCTGGTGTTCGGGTTGCTAACTGTGGTCGCCGTGGGATTGGTGTACGGCCTGCTTGCACTTGGCAGGACGTGGGGAGCCTGGGTCGCCTTCGGGGACCCAGTCGGTTATCCCAACTACGCGGAGGAGATACGCTCACTGGCCGTGAGCAACGGGGTGGACGAGGAGTTGTTGGCGTACTGCATCAGTGCCGCGATGGGCCGTGCTAGAGACTCCAGACTCCCCACCACCCTAGCTCAGGCCGCGAAATCTTGGGTTGGAACGAAGAGGCCGGAATGGACGCAAGTCCAGACCACTGCGCAGGTTGCTACGGCGACCAGCCTTGCCTTCACGTACACCAACATTGAGTCCAGGAATCGCCTTGTGTGGGCTGGCCGCGTGGTGTGGTCCGGGCTACGGTCCGCGTCTGAGCTTGCCAGTGGGAAGCTCGCGTGGGGCCGTTCCCTGGACCACTAGGGCGCTCCTGTCGCTGTGCACGGGCTCTGCAGTGGAGCACCGGGTGATGTGGTCCTCGACAAGGGCTGCAAAATCCTGCGCGTGCCACTGGTGCCCAGCGACCACCATCGTAGGCTAATGGTAAGAGTAGCCTCCCCCGACTGGCCCGGGGTTTTCAAACCTTTCTTCCATTGGGATTGTCCCCACAATCAGCTCCGTGCCATTGTGGGGCGCGTGGCGGGCGTTGTCCCAAAACCGACGGAGCATGGCGTTCAGCTCATGAGGCGTTCCGCAGACGTACTTGGCAACAGGCTGCCTCGCACGTCTGCGGCCGACCTCCACGACATGCCAAACAGGTACACTGGTGCCAAGCGGGCTCGATATCTCGAAGCCCTGGACCAATTGTGTCTTGCAGGGTTGTTCCCAAAGGACACCTACTGCAAGATGTTTGTGAAAGCTGAGCGCATGGACGGTGGCGCTAAGGTCAATCCTGACCCACGTGCCATCCAGTTTCGCGGCGCAAAATTCTGCGTTGCGGTGGCTGCCTACTTGAGGCCAATTGAGGAGGCCCTCTATCTCACATGTTTCGCCTCTCGTGGCGTTCCCCCTACGCGGAACGTCGCGAAGGGCTTGAATTCCGTGGAGAGAGCCGACCTCTTGGTAGCCAAGTTGGCTGCGTTCGATGCTCCCGTCGTTCTCTCCCTTGACGCATCCAGATTCGATAAGCATGTCTCCAAGCAGCACCTGGAGATTGAGCACTCGGTCTACCTCAAGTCGAATCCCCACCCAGTTTTCAGAGCCTTGCTGGTCTGTCAACT